CAGGCAATTCAGTAAATCTAGGATCCGTTGCATCTTGGAATTGTGCACAAGATGGAGCATTAAGTAATGCTAAACATTGCATACGATTCATTGCTAATCTACTTAATACTTGTTTTGGACCCATGTGAGGTTCAAGACCGCCATTAAATGTATCAATTATATAACGGAAAGATATTACATCTTTATCTGCTAATGTAACTGCAAGGTTAGTATTCTCAAGAACTCCGTAGATTTTTTCTAATTGAGCAGGAGTACCAGGTAAGTGGTAGTCTGTTAATTTGAAACCTGAAAGTTTTGTGAATTGGAAACGATCACAGAATTTTTGTATTGGTGCGAATTTTGTAATTCTACCAGTTCCTGTTGTAATATCAACAGCAGGAGTGTCAAGAACGGTATATTCATAAAACGGTAATCCAGTAGATGGGTCAAGTTTTTTAACTTTAGCAGTTACTCTGATTAACACAGGATTAGCAATGTCGTTGTTTACAACGTAATCACCAATTTCTAAGTTAACGGCATTTGCTGGTGTTAACTTGAATTTTTTACCACCACCGTAGATTCCAGGAGCTTCAATTGCTATCTGTTGGCTAAGGTTTTTAGCAAGAGACGAATAAATTGCTGCGTCGTTAGTGTAAGATAAACCGTCAGTATAAACATTAGCGCCATCATAAGTTAAATTAATGTCAGCGTATGTAGAATCAGCTCTATCTTGTAATGCATTAGTTGTGTATTGCTCAAGTTTTGCTCCAGTTAAACCGTAAGCAATTTTAGTATATATGTCTTTATCATATGACCATGATTGGAAAGCATTTACGTAATTATATTGAGACGATCCTGTGTTGTATTTGATTCTATCATTATCAACTACAAGGCTGCCTGCAATATTTTTAGCAAGTTTATTACCTGGGTATGATTCGTAAAGAGCAAGAGACGCAATAGAGTTTCCTGTTGCAGGCGCCTTACCATTATAAAATCCTAAAGTTACGTTAGCACCTGTTGAATATACGCCAGTATAAAACTGTTGTCCTCCAGGTAATGTTACTTTAATCAAATCATTTACAAGTAAACCGTTAAATGGGTTAGTGTTTGTACCATTTGTAATTCTCACAGATTTAAAAGTACCACTACCTTGTGTAATATTATAAGCAGGAACTCCACCGGCAGTAAGATCATCAATCATATACCAATTTTGAAGAGGTAATAGAGGAACCCAAACTGAATTAATTGTATCGTATGTTTGAAGAGTTACTTTATTATTTTTTGTGCTTATTGTTTGTGTTTGACCTAAACCTGCAATTTTAGAATATAGAACATCTACAGAAGCAATGTAACCAAATTCATTATTACCGTTGATGTCAACATCTGGTATTAGATAATCTCCAGTTGGCTCATTAATATCAAATATTGTAACTGCAATATCTGATGGCTGTAAGTATGAAGCAAAATCGTCAGCAGGGAAACCAGCTACACAATATTTGTTTAAGAAGTATTTACCACCTACCGTAATACCTGTAGTTTTAACAGTTATTGTAGTTGTAGAAGTACCTACAGCAGCAGCACTTACTTCAAAGTATTTAGCATAACCAGGAGCTTGAATTAATAGTATGTCTCCAGTATTAATTGAAGGACCAGTTGTTACAGCTGCAACATTATATGAATAAGCTCCAAAAGATACTACATCACCTCCAGTATAACCAGATCCACCTGCATTAACTACAGTAGTAACTAATCCAGCAGCTGAAACTGAAACTGTAACATTGGCGCCGTTTCCGGTTCCACCCGTAAGTGGTCCAGTAGATGCAGCAATAGGTACATAAGTTCTTGCACCAATAGTTATTGCAGTAGCACCAGCACCGTCCCAGTTAGCAGCAACAGTAATTGTGCTTGTTGGGTTATAACCTGAACCTGCAGTTGTAACAACGATTGCCGTAATTGCTCCAGGAACTGGCGCAGTAGCCTCGGCCACAGTAATATCAACTACACCAGCAGCGCCACCACCAGTAGCAAGAAGAGGTGCAGAAAAAGTAGTAGGTACCGCAGGAGGAGTTGAAACCACCCCACCTGTAATAGAACCAAGGGTAATAGTAGCAAGACCTTGTCCTGGTGAAAGTGTTGGTGAAGATAAAGTATTAATAGAATCACCAGTTCCAATTGGGTTATTAATTGTAATCGTATTTGCAGTAGTAGGTATTACAGTTGCAGTAGATTTTAGAATGTAGTTAGATTCAGCGCCATCACCAGAAGTATTATAGTACTCGGTATCTACGTGATTTGGAGAACTCAATTGTAATTCCAATGAAGACCCAGTATCAATTACATTAGCAATTTTAACAAAATCATTTGGATGCGCATTATCATTAATAGTAGCTGTTCCTAACGTTTTGATTAATGAATTATTTGTTAGAGTTGCAGATAATGCATCATATTGAGAAACAGTAAAAGTTGTGTCTGACGGATACGGTTTTGGTATAACAAGCACGTTATTAAATAATCCTTTATTTCCGCCAAACGGATATGACTTAACATAAACAATTGGAGAAACTGTAATATCAGTAGGTTGAAGTTTTGGTTCAAATCCATCTGTAGTATTACCACTTACAGGTTTTAATCCTGAGAATGTTAAAAGGGTTTTAATTGGTGTGTTGTATGATAAGAAGTCAATAATATCATCAGTTGTGTTAATTAATGAGTTACCAACCATGTCAACTTTATAAGTTGAGTTATCATAATCATCAAGAGCCTCTTTGTTTAAATTACAGAAAGTTCCAGTTAAAGCAACAGCTGAATTAAGGATAACATCAATTGATTGGTTAGAACCATTGTTATCAATAAAGTCAGGAATTATTGTACCTGTGAATGAACCTAACATTGTAACTCCATCAAGTCCTAAGAACTCAAAAAAGTTTGTTGATCTGATACCTCTTAAGTCAAAGTATTTAGAATACGTTGGATCTTGAGAAAGTAATTGAAGATTAGTCCAGTCGCCTTTCACAATATAAACATCAACGAAATAATCTGAAAGATAATCGTTTGGTTGTATAAATGAAGGTACATTACCTCTTCCATAGTAATCATCTGCGGTAATGTTGTAAAGAGCAGCATTATCTGACTTACGTACGATAACACTTTGTACCTCTTGTCCAAGATTTACAAAGTTGAATAAACGACCACGGTTAGCAGGCTTGCTATCCACAGTTGCTTGTAAGTATGAGGTATCTGGGAACCAGAAACGCTCTTTATTGTAAAAAGATGAAAGAAGCGCTCTTGTTATGTTACCGTTTTGCTCGCTTGCTGAAATAGCAAATGAACGGTAGTCAACTGCGTCTCCACCTTCGTTTACCGGAATATTATTCAACGGTAGTAGATTTAATCCGAATACCGGTGCTGTCTGCAAACAAGTTTCGATTGCTCTGTGAAAGAAAGATCCTCTTTTCTCAAGGAACGAGTCAACTGCACCAAATACTTTACGAGATGATGCTACATCACGTAGGAATACTGGGGCGTTAAACGGTCCTTTACGAGAGAAACCTACTACAAGACGGATAGTCTGTGTAGTCACAACGATTCTTTCTGAAGCGTCAAACTCTATGGTGTAGACACCAGATGCCTTAAATCTGTTAAGATCAAGTGTGATTTTGGCCATTCTGCTTATTAGTTATTTTTCTTTGATTGTTAATATTTCAATCCGTAGTATATATCTTAGTAAAACTATCTAATTTTAAAAGATATTACCTCATTCTATAGTTGTGCGACATAGGGTCTTTTGGCAAAACATAAGGGGTTGGAGACTCAAAAGATTTAATTGTTTTAAATGCGGCTAAAAAATCATCTTCACCTTTATTACCTTGAGACATTACATGCTCAACTGCTAGTTTATATATTTGAGATGTATTATCATATTTTTCCTCTACCATCTCGTAAAAGTCTGTTGTGTCAAATAGAGATACTAAATTTACGCAAGTCATAGCAACATCATCGTGAGCAAGCTGAGATTCATATCTACCAGTTGAACTAATACCAAATGAACTTAATTCATCAAAAGATCTTTTCTCGTTCATTACGATTTTTTTGTCTTTCACTAGATTACGTAATTCTCGACAAAAGGTTTCACGGTTATCTTTTTGAATTTTAACTCCCATCTTAAGATTTTCATTTGCCATTGAATGACGTGTGTATAAAAATATCTCTGGGAAGAACTCTTCATTTCTTGACATTTTTTCAAAAATGATATTTCCTTTAAAGTTAATTTCTAAAACTACTTTACAGTTTTCAGGTTTAAATAAATTAAAGACTAAGAGTTCTAATACTTTTGCAAGCTCCTCAACTGATTGTAAGTTAGAACGGAACATACCTACTTGATTAAGTCTAAAGAAACTTGTTTCATCTTCCCAATCTCTAGTCTTTTTAACTGAAGCAACAGATTGCGGTACCAAGTTAAAAATGTTAATAACTGAAAAGTCTCTACCTACGCCATCTCCAACATCAACAGCAAGTACATATTTATCATTACAATTATATGGATCTCCTGGATCAAATGATGGTAACCATTTTAAGTAATTATTAAAGTCAGGGTAATCTAAGAATGGGTCTGTCTCTTTACACATAAATTCTTTAGCCGTTCGCTTCATTAACATTAAGGTGTTGCTATCAAAAAGAAGTCTAGACGATGCTAAGAATTGATTCCCGTATTCCTGGTTAAATAATTCTTCTGAACCAAGGTTACCAATTTCTCGAGCTTTCCACGCTTCATCTCTGCCAGGAACTTGCCACCAGTCAACTCGGATTGGGAAGTAACTATTCTTTCTTTCAATTGCTCCTTGATAAATTTCATAGAATAAGTTCATTCCATTTGGCGTAGAACATATAATGATTCTTGAAATTTGTGAAGATGCAAGCGTAGGGTAAATAGAACGGTAAAATGGCAACAAGAAGTTTGAGTGAATGTGCGCGAACTCATCGGCAAATAATAAGTGGATGGTAAATCCAATTGCCGCTGTTTTTGTTGTTGCTTGTGAGAATAGACGACATCCATTATCAAAACGCATACCTGTAACTCCACCGGCCACAACACCAGGTTTCATAAAGAATGGCAAATTCTTAAGAACAGTTTTAATTTTATCAACAATCTCAGAAGTGGTAGCTAACTTATTTGCAACTACCATGATATTTCTATCGGAGTGAAAACATAAATACCAAGCAATGAAAATTGATGATGTTACCGTTTTACCAATCTGACGAGACGCAAGCATTACAACAAAACGATTGTCTTGGAATGCCGCAAGCATGTCTTCTTGATACGGTCTTAATTGAATTAAACGAATACCCTCATCGGTCATCGAGTAACAGTACTTGTTACCAAAGTAAACTACGTCATTAGCGCATCTTGCTAATTCTTCAAGCTCTTCTCTTGTATATTCATATACAAGATCCGCTGCTTTCATATCTATCTTACCTTCAGAGAACGGAGAATAATCAGCATAAACACCGCGTTCAATTCTATCTACCTCTTCGGCAATTTTCTTACTGTTCCAAACCTTACCTCTATTCGACATTTGTTACATTGTTGTCATTTGGAGTAGAACCCGCTCTACGTTCAGGTATTGCGTCTCTAAGAGTTTCAATTAGCGCTCGACCGCCTCTCATTTGATACGTGTTGGTACTGGTCTCAACTTCAGCATCTTGGTCAATTAATAAAGGTTCATCAGACATCTTAACTCGATAGTCTTCTTTAAGATTCTTGTAATTGTTTTCCATGATCACCATGAATTGCGCTAAATGTTTAACGATTTCCATTTTAGATCGCTGTAATGAAGCTAAAACTTCAAATGTACGTGGGTGTAAATTACCACCATCAATTTCTTCAAGAAGTTTAATAATTGCGTGTTCAGCAGTTTTCATTTGGAAAAGCAAATTTGAAACTGTGATTTTATCAACTACACTTTTTTGATGTACGTAGGGAATAGTCTTAATGATTTCTTGGTTAAGATAAAACTCAGCAATAGAATTTACAATCGTTTCCGAGTTGCTATCTGCATAAGTTTTGACTTTTTCATAGTCCATGAAATTACCTTCACGCGCTGGCAATAAATCTGTAGCGCTTTCTATACTAAGCTGTATGTCCTCAATTCCGTTTGATAACATTTTTTCCAGCTCATCACGGAGTTCCATCTCACGTTTTCTGTCTTCTGGTATTTTTCTCATATTATTTAGTTTTGCCTATCCACGGAAGTCTTAATCGTGGGATTGCGTTGTCAATGATAATTCCAAATTGTGCGTCTTGTACAATAGTTTCATTTAGTATGATAGATTGTTTTACTTGGTCAGTTTCAGTTTTGTCAAATAATCTTATGTTGGTAATTGCTAAATTGCCAGCTAAAAGATTATACTTATCTGCAGCACTTCTATCTATTGCATTAAATGGCATGATTGTATTACTGTATATATTCTCAAGATCTGTTGTTTGTTCAGGCTGTGGATTTTGATCATTCCATTTTCTAACCCAAAGATCTACGGTTAACTGTCGGTAAAAATTCGACATGTTTACAAATATTGCATACCAATAATCTTCGACTAGAGATGTACCTAAAATATTTAAGTATTCTTTAGTTGAATCTGTAAAGATTAAGTAACGACTAGCAAAAAGAGAAACTTTCCAGCCGTTACCAGCAAAATATCCGTTGAATAAAATTTGTTCATTGGTTGCTTCCGCAACGTAACCTGTACTAGTGAATGAAGATGCCCAGCTTGTGAAGTACGTATCTAAGTATTGAATGATTTCATTCTTAACATTAAGTGTATACGTAAACACAGATCCTGACGGACTAGTGGTTACTGACGCAATATCACCATATAATGATAATCCGTTAAAGCGTGTAATTTTTATATTAGTTCCAACTGCATAATGTCTTTTAGCAGTAATGCTATAAGAGAGCTCTGTTGTTTCTGGACCCACCGCGCCTTTAATAAGATAACCTTTTACATTATCTCGAGGCATAGCAACGACAGGTTTAAGTTCTTTAAACCACATACATAAAGATCGTTCTTCGGTAGACGGAAAATCTACATTAGCACGGTATTCAATAGCTGGTATTTGAACTGGTAGTTTAGAATCATAAATAGATCTTAAATCATATTGTGATTCTGATAGTGTGTTTGTATAATTTGGTAATTTCAATTGTGATATGACAAGATTATTATCTATGTTTAAACGAGTTGGATCATAGTCAACTGAACCAATCTTTGGATCATATTGTTGTGGGTCAGTTGTTTTAACCGCTTCCAATCTAACTTCTTCTCCAAATCTTTCTTCCGAATCCCAAGTAAGTGTGTCAAAAGTTTCACGTAAATCTTGAGGCTCATAACGATTAGCTTTAGGAGCATATTTCTTAAGAGCAATTTTCCAATAGACTTCTCGTTGCATAAAATCTTTGAATAGATAAGTACTGTCTATTTCATATATTCTATTTGTAAGTGGAAAGTAAATGATATCACGTTTCTGTGGTCCAGTTCCAATTCCAAATATTTCTTCATAGTATTCTTTAACTATTTGAATTTCAAATGGCATTTCAAAGTCAAGACCCATTGGATTAAATAAGATCTTATTATCTGGAAACTCATTATTAGGAACTACAACTTTAACACACTTAGGATCGTCAACATCGTATAAAGTCCATTCATGTAATGTAACGTCTTTACCAATTGCCATAGGAACAGCTCTTGCGTACATTACATCATGCCCAAATAATTGATTAATTGTATAGCTTAGTTGTTTAAGTAAAACAATAGCAGGATTAACTTGGTAAGGCTTAAAAGAAAAGTTTTCAATTTTTGTTAAGTTGCTAACATTACCTCTTTCAGAAACAAGCATAGCTGGTCTCCATCCTAAGTAAGGATCTGCTGCATCAGCAGATTGTATGCAGTTAACTTCTATATCTTCAATTGTGACAGGTCCACCGCTAATAAGTGTTAAGCGGAAGTCAACGAATAAATCATTAGCAGGATCTAAGATTATTGATTGTAAATTTTGTGTGGTAAGTTCAACCCAAGAAGCACGAACTCTGTTTGACGTGCCCCATCGAAATTCTTTTTTCAAGATGCCCATTCCAGTGATGGTATCGCACCACCCTGTAAGTTGAGTAACGTATCGAAAAGGCTTATCCTGAGTTATCTTAACGAAGTCTCCGGGTTGTGATAAAATTGCCAGCATCCTGAATGTATTTTATGTATATATTCATGGAGGCTGGCAAGTATTATTGTGTTATGAGAGATTCATATTGTTTTACTTCTGTAATGAATTCTTCACCAAGAATTAAAACCGAAGTGTCAAAATCACGGCGGGACATTTGAAACTTATCACAATACCATTTTACAGTTTCATCTGTAAACTCTTGCTTGGCTTTTTTGTCCTCTTTAGCCTTTTTAGTTTTGACGTACATCCAAGAAGGAGTACGGGAATACATTTTACTCCAGTTATCTTGCCAGTATGAAACAGTCTGTCCTGGATTAATTCTTAAATGATTAAAGTAAGCAGCTTGCACCGGAAACTTAATTGACGCAAACCGATTAATCATAAAGAAATGCTTTGCTCGTTCATGCATAGCAATCTTTTTAAAATCTTGCGGTTTGAACATTGTATTTATAAATTCGAACAAATCCATTGAGTAGATGTTTATTAGATGACCGTAGAGGTATTATTATTTGTTAGTTATATTTGCTACTGATAAGATAGTTTTAATCTTTTAGAATTACATTCCAAAATCCTTAAAAATATCAGATTCAATAACTATCTTAGGTCCGTTTACAAAACTTGTTCCTGCAAGTAAAAAAGACATATCATAATTTGCTGCAGGCAACGAATCGTTTTTATGTTTAGCAAATGAGATCTTGAAATTATCTTGTATGTCTTGTGGTATAACTCGTTCATCAAGATAAACTAAAGTGATATTACGTTCAATACGTTTTTTAAGTAACTCGACCGGAGCAGTCTGTTTACAAGTTGCGGCAATACCGTTAGCAATTTCTAAAGCACGTTCAGGTAAAAGGTAGATATCGTCAATGAATTTTGTACGATTAACGATTTCATAAATCCGTTCTGCTTTGGCAGGAGTAACTCTGTAAGTTTTATCTTTTGCTTGCCAAGTCCATACAGGTGGTACCGCGTCTCCAGCGTCTCCAGTAATTACTTTACAGAAAATCATATATGCAGGATCTATTTCTTCAACAGGAATAGCGTGCATAGCCTCAGCAATTAAATCCTTGTTGCTACCCATATAAGTAGAAGCATCGAATAAATCATAGCTTTCAGTAGTAAGCCAATTTTTAAATCCAATAGGAGCAACGATCTTACGGTTTTTAGAATTTGGATTAAAGCAAACTATAAAGTTTTTCTCGTTCATGCGAACACATTGAGTTAAATCACCATCACCAGTAATAATAATGCTATCTTCACCTTGTTGAAATAAATGATCCGCCCATAAATGCATAAGATCATCACCTTCAGCGCGATCTTCACGAGAAACAATAAATCCTTTACGAGATAAGATCTCACCGAACTCATTCATCATTTTATAAAACTGGTCCCAGTTAATTTTGGATTCGTCTTTAGTACGAGTTCCTTTATAATCACCGTCTTCAATGATTACGTCTTTTCTCCATGATCTTGCGTCAATTGTAAAGATGATCTTGTTTGGATTTCCAAAATTACGGATTGCGTGCGACATGTCAGTAGCAACTTTTCTCATAAACATGTCTTGGTCTTTTTTGTCATCAAGCAAACGTTTGCCGCCGCCATAACCACCGAAGATAAACAGTGTTTTGTAGAAAAAGTAATTTCCGTCGAATATTAAATTCATAAGTAGTGTATTTATTATTATATGGTAAAATTAACCAATAGTTTTCACATATGCAAATTATTGTCCAATTATTTTTGCATTATTTTAATTGTTTTATTCTTGACCTTAACGCAGCAATTGCAGTTTCAAAATCATTAAACAGTGGAATGTTAAATCTGTGACAAACGATTTCAACATTGCCTTTACGATAAAACCCATCAGGACAGCAAACAATTAAATTAGCTTCTTCAGCATGTAGTCCTAATTCTAATAAAGTAATTGGTGATTTAGACTCTGGCAAGATATTCATAAAGATTATATCAGCATCTTCCAATTTATCCATTTCCCAATTTACTTGACCGTTAAACTCTGGATTGGTAGCTCTTTGTTCCCATGAAGAATCCCATTCATCTCTTCGAGGATTAAAGAATGTTACTTCACAATCACTAAGTAGTGCTTGAGTTGCAGTTTGCCAATCGACAGACGAACCCATATCTATGGAACCAGCTAAAAAAATCCCAGGGTAATGTTCCTGGGATTGTTTAGAGCTAGTAGGTTTAATTACTTGGCTTTTCATATATTACGATTGAGCTGGTTTTTCACCTTTAGCAACTTTTTCAGTTTTCACTGGTTCAGTTACAGCAGGTTTGGTTTTCTCTTGTACTCTGTTTAACAATTCCATTCCAAGTAATCCAGAGATTGGACCGTTGGCACCATCACCGCCTGAGATTAAAATCTCTGGGATAATTTTGATGTTGTTAATACCGATAGACTCAACTACCTTTAATTGCCCAAAGTTATCAGCGCCCATTGCTTGTACTTGTTTCTCGTACGCTTCAGCGGTAGCCTTACCGATTGCTTCAATTTTACCAGCCTCTGCTTTACCGTTAACATCAGTTTCATATGCAGCAGCCTCGGCGTTTAATTTTTTGGCTTTGGCCTGAGCACCTGCCTTAAGCTCCATAGATTTAGCTTCACCTTCCGCTTCCTTAACTTTAGTTTGAGCAACACGGTCGGCAATCATAACTGATTGTTCTGCCTTCACGATTTCAGGCTGCATGTCAGCAAGGGCTCTTGCAGAAGCAAGTTTTTGTTTTTCTTCCTGAGCTTTTTGTTGCACGTTAAAGGTTTCTTGTTCTTCCTGAGCAATCTTACGGTCAGTTAACGTTTTCATCAATGATTCAGGCGGAGTAATATCTCCAATCAAAGTATCCACGGCATGTACGTTATATTCATCAAGTACCTTAGAGATTGATTCCTTAGCAGCGTTCTGTCTGTTTTGACGAGTAGTTAAGAAAGCAATAACGTCAGAGTCCTGAGCAGAGTTACGGAAGTAGTTACCAATTGTTGGTTCAAGAACTTGAGATACAAGATTCTGCATAGAACCGAAACGGGCAATTACCTTTGGTGCCTCAGTTGATGGTATGTGGATAATCTGTGATACGTCAAGATTAAAAGGGAAACCATCTTTAGATCTTACGGTAATTGTTGATAATCCTTTATCCAAGTTGTGTGATTCAGTTCGAGCATTTGCCCAGTTAAGAACCAAGTTTGTAGTTGGAACCACCTCAATTTTATGAGTGTACGGATTGATTGCGTATTTACCTGGGTCAAGCGGAGTAATACATACACCTTTTTGTCCTTTCTTAACAATGTTACCGTGTTTAAATGTTGCACCGGTTGTATCCTCACCTTCATCACCTACATAAGATATGATAACACCTACATGACCGATAGGAATTTGCGTCATAGCAACTTTTTCAATCTCAACCGCCCAAGGGTTAAACGAATAGTTACCAGCTTGTACTACCTGTATCTGCAAACCACGTTGACCACCTGCATCTAAGAATTTATCAAAATCTTGATAGTTGTTATGTCCTGTTATAACAGAACCAGCGATTGATCCTTGTTCAAGTGGTGTACCGTCAAGCGCTGTAATAATTCCGACAGATCCATCTTCAATATTTGTAATGTCAGCAGCAGAGATTTCAAATAAGTGTGTGTTAATACGATAAACTCCGTTATTTAAGTAACCCACCTGTTTACCTCTTTGGCCGCCATTAGTTAAAAATTCTCGAGCATTTTGGAAGTTATCAGAATCAACGTGACGAGCTAAGATAGCACCAGTTGGTAGCTGTGCTCCATCTTTTGAAGATAGTAATCCAATTTTACCTTTTGGTATAACCGTTAGCGGTGCTTGGTCAATTGCATATTGCCAAGGCCAGTAGAACCAATAAAGACCCGGTGCCAATGTATCTGCTTGATACCCTGGTTCCCCGTTAAGAGCAATAATCTTACCGTCTGGTAAACTTTTGTTTGCGCCAAACAAGACGAATTTCTTGGTTACTAAACCAATTTTGTCTTCGGGGATTATTACCATACCGAAGAATACTCGAAGAGTGAACTTGTAAAAAATTGTTGCTAAGATAGGTAACAAGACCCAGGCATAGCTAAAAAGCGTAGAAACTAATTCCATGTTTAAAAAAGTGTTAATGAATAATTAAAGTTAAAATTTATTTTTAGATAGCAGATAATTCGTTAACCTTAGCTCTGATTGCTGTCAAAGTAGTTTGGTTATGGAAGTTTCCGTTTTCGTATATTGTTTGTAATAAACCAGAGTTCTCTTGAGCATCAGTACATTGTGTTTGTACAACGTATACGCCGTTTGCCTCAATCACAGCACATTTACCTTTTAATGATTTTTTTGTTCCATCATCAGTTACAGGTTCTTTGTAGATGTTATGAGCATTTCCGTTTTCTTGGAACCAAGCACCTTTTGCAGCGTACCCAAAGGTATCACGTGTAGTGAATTGGTATGTGAATGAACCTACACCTAATACGATATTAGTTGAAGCAAATCCTTTAGCTTCCAATCTTGTGTAGATTTCAATTTGACGGTCAAGTGTAATTGAATCTCCATAGATTGCTCCAATGTGAGAGTCTAATACTTTGTAACCTTGAGCATTAATGGTGCCACCGAATGTTTCCCATAAGCACTCAATTAATCCTTTGGTATAAAACTCTGGATAACCGGCTCTTAATTCTTGTTCGGTTAATTCAGTTCTTCCGTGCCCACAAAGAATTTCCACTGGATCACCTGAGTCAGGACGAATTACAAGTTTACCTGCGCGGTTCATAATTAAATCTTTTTGGTTGTAGCAGAAACCGCCTGGACCTGGTTTAGCAACCAAGGTTACATCAAAGGTGTCGGCAACCATTGAGAAGATACCTTCGTTAAAATCCGTTAACCAATCCACCATCATTTGTTCCTCACCTACAGTAAAGATTTTAGTAGTTGACACAGAGTGCTCAGAAGCATTTACCGAAGCTATGCAAACTTCATCCTCAGATTCATCATAGAAATAACGAGATGCTGGAATTACCACGATTGAGTCAGAACCCATAAAAGAAAAGGCATGACCAAGACCAGATGATAAACTATCCCAAGGAGATAATCCACGGGCTGAGAAATCATGGCATAAGTAAGGAATTAACCAAGCATTTGCAGGGTCAGTTTTAGTTACCCATTTTACAAGGTTTCTACGATACTGTAATGCAATGGTTGCAGAAGTAGCTGGTTTCCATGCTAAAGATGAAATGATTGTTTCAAGATACAATGTTAACCAGGCAAAACCAGGCACAGTGTTAATGAAAGTCATATGAGGAATATTTGCGTCTGTCTCAATTCCTTCAGGTAAGGCTTTAATTTTAATAGGCAAGTATCCTAAATCATGTAGTGCTTCAAAGTGCGAAGCATCATATGGCATACCTAAGTATTTTGCCATGTCAGTTCCAAATTTGGTTGCAGTTTCTTTTGGCATGTCAAAGAAATTCTCTTGCCATTCAGCGTGTAACCAACGAACAGTTAATTGATGACCAATAGAAAGAATTTTGTTAATTCCTTTTGGCGCATGTTTTGTACTTCTTGGGATCCAAGTTCCGTATAAGAAATCCGTGCCTGGAGCAAGCATTCTTTTATGCCCAACTTTATATCCATCAGAATAATAAGGAGCAGGGGCTCTAAACGATTTTTGTAACTTAGTTATCATAATTTATATTTGTTTTTAATTATAGAGCAAATTTAACCAAAATAAAGAAGCAAAGCAAATATTTTGGTAAAAAGTTATTAACAATTATATAAGTTCTTGTTTAACTATTGTAATTGCTTGGCCTAAAAGATTAAGTCCTTTCCAACACATAGGGTGCTCGACATTAGGATCGTCTTCAGCCATACCGATACCCCAGATATTATCAAGTGGTGATGCCTCAACCATGATTCGTTTACCTGTAAGTAATAGCGCAGCTTTAAGATCACTGTTTTGAGAAAACTTAAAGTAGTTTCCTTTAATTACAATACCTAAGGAAACTTTATCCCAAACACTTTTGTCAAAGTTTCTAATCATACGGCCGTATTTCTTTTGCTCTCTTGGATTAGTTTCTTCCATTATAAGTTTAGCAATTTCCGTGTCACCAAACGTTAAGGCTTTTTGGTGCATCATATATTGTTCACATGAATTGTAAGTGATACCGTCAATAGTCATATTTGCTTTATGCCATTGAGAGTAAATACCATTCCAGAAGAATACATATTTATTTGTAGTTTTCATTTTAGTTTTGTGGTTTACGTTCTTTTAATAATAGTTGTTTAGCTCGTTCAAATAAAGTATCAAAATATTCTCCGAATTTTTCATCAGCAACTACTTTATCAAAAAAATCATTGAAGCACAGAGGCTCTGTAGTTTCTGATACGTAAATGGTGTATGCTCTTTCAAATATTAATTCTCCTTGAGGACCCATTATTGTGGTAAGATTACGATTGTTACTTTACAATCAATTAATTCTGTTTGAATAATTTTTTTAATTCTGTCCCAATCTCCGCCAGCAAGACCAGCGCCAATTTTAGGAAGACCAATATGTTTACCTTTAAAGGCTACATTCATCTTTCTCATGCACATTGTGATTGCTTCATAATCCACAGGTTTGGCAACACCGTCTTTATGATTAGCACCGTAGTTATATTGTGTATAAGCATTCACAACGATTAAATCTTTAACATCAGGTTGACCTGGTGATTTTGAGTTCATTGGAATGGCGAGGCCGTCTTCTTTAACGTATGGATGTTTAAACCATAGATACATATGTTGATAATCAATGTTACCAAGTTTATTGATGTCACCGCGGTTTTTAGTTTTTACCACATATTCATTCCCATGATCATCGTACTCTGGATATTCAGTTATTTCTAAGTTAAACTGATTTGCACCAAATTCTCTTGCCATGTGTGGAGCAATTCCTGCGCCCATTGTGCAAAAGCAATTACAACCGTGAGCAATAACATCAAACTCACCTTGCTTTGCTAACGTAATAAGATTACCTGTAACCTCAGAGTATCTTGCTTTTAATTTTGCTTCCGCAGCTAAGTCAGTAAATGGAGATTCTTGACACATGTCTTCTTTGCAAATACCAGTGCAAGGGCCATGTTCACAATACCAACAGTGGAGTCCAATACCTATTCCCATTAGAATACGTTATAAACGTTAAGTTTATGTAATTCATTATCGTTTTGGATTGAGAACTCTGGATCATTCTCAGGACGGATTGAATTAGTTGTATAGATACCGTCAAAAAGTTTATTTAATTCCTTTAGACCGCTTGAAAAGATACCGTGTGTGATTACTAATGTTATAGTATCATTTGTTTGTGCCTGTGGTCTAACTGTACGAATTGCTTTTGCTAATTCTATAAAGGTTCTTCCACCATCACAGATATCATCAACGATTAGAAAATGTTTAGCAACATTTTGTGTAGATAAGCCAGGTACGTCAGTATGAGTGATTTTTCCTGTTTTGATATCTCTGTGTTTAGATGCAACAACGATATCTTCAATACCAAATTGTTCAGCAACATCATAGATCTTTTTCAGAGCACCAGCATCAGGAGAGACAAGAGTAACTTGTTTACATTTTTCTTTAAATGTAATTGCTGCAGATGAGCTCTTAACGATTGCGTGACTAACCAAAACATGATTAGAAGTTTTCTTGTAGTTATTTAAACATGCCTCAAGAACATCGGAATGAGGATCCAATACATGCACCTCAGTAAAATTCTGAGCATTAATAATTGGGCAGATTACTGTCTTAAGATAATTAGAAGCTCCTTCTAGAAATTTTCTATCTGATCTTGCACCTAAGAAGTACGGAACATATAAGTAAACTTGTTTTGCACCCATTTCAAGCAAGGCTTGGTTTGCGCAAATGATTAATTCTAAATCACGAAACGAGTTTAATCTTGATTTGATTTCTACGTTTTTGATTTTAGTACTGAACGAATAGCCTTTAGGTTCAATCGTAATAGATTGTTGACCGTCAGGAAAATTTGAGATTTTAAAATCGATGTCAGATTTCTCAGGATCTGCTAAATTAAGTATGTTCATATAGTTTTTATTTGATAGTTAAAATTAACCAATATAAAGAAGCAAAGCAAATTTAATTCCAAGAAGTTATTAACAATTAGTAATTTTCACTTCCTTCAAGATCCGTTGGCGGTTCAGTTGGTTTGATTGGCATTTCTTCAATCATTTTAACAATAGTCTCACCAGCAAGTTTAATGCCATGTTCTGTGCCTTTTCTATACGCATTGTAATTTGTAATAGCAACACCTATGATTATCATAAACATTCCAATAGCATGCCAAGGTCTTTCACACTTAAAAGTAAATGGTGAAAAAGTAATTGTTGTATTTGCTAACCAAAAGAAGCAAATAACAGTTAAGATTATTGTAAAGATCATATATTTCATAATTAGTTATTAAAGTTCCACTTATTCATTATTTCTTCAACCCGAGTATCAAGTTGCTTGCGTAAGATTGCCAATTCATTAACCATTGGTAGCGGTCCTTGCCAAACGATTTCTCGTTGTAAATTATTATCATGGTCAATAAAATAGATATACATTCTAGGACCAATCTTTGCAATATCAAACTTGGTAGGTTTTAAAGCTGGATATGTTTCAGCAATAAATTTCTTTAAGTCTTTAGCGCTATTCATTATCTTCGATTTTTACCATGTCTTTGCCATCCTTATACGTATTACGTACTTCAGCTAAAAAGAATTTACCTTGAGATTCAGCAGAGCAAAATTCTTTATATGTTTCAGGCATGAATTTAGAATACTTATACTTCTTATCATTATTAAAAGTAACTGTAAACTCATACTTTAAAGCATCGTAAGTAGTTTCTTTTAACAATGAAGAAGTCCACGTTTTAGTTTCAGGAACATATTCACGTGCATAGTCTCTCATGATTTGGTCTAATGAAACGTGTTCATCAGAACTTACTGGTATAGGATTTTCCATATTACGAATTTAAAATGATTTGAGTTTCAAATACCGCAGCAAGCATCGTAATACAAGGATCAATCACATGTACTCGTTGTGCTTGGTAATGTGCAATCTTAATTAAGATTTGTGGCACCTTAGCAAATTTGGTAGGATGATTATCTCGAATGTAATCAGGAAGCTCTTGTCCTAATGCATGAAGCACATCATCAACTTTGCTGCTATAATTTGTCATTAAGAATTTATAGTTCTCTTGCGAATTTGGAGCTCCAAGTACAAGATCAAAAACATCACGATATGAATAGTTTAATTTCCTAACATCTTCAGGTTTAATTTCCTTAACACCTTGAACATGGAATGTTTGAATTTTGTTTACGATAGAACGCATATCAGGAAAATTTCTTTTCACAAATTCTATTACTGCTTCTTTACTAATTTCAATACCGCAAGCTCTAAAGATTTGGTATGATCTTTTAATAAACTCAACCATTACTTCTTTTTCTTCTTCTTTACTTAAAAAGTCAAAAGGTATACAAGTAAATCTTGATTGAACCGGGTCTGGTACTTTATTAATGTAATTACAAGTTCCAATGAATCTTGCGTTATTAGCAAATTTCTCAATCGTTGCTCTAAGAGCTTTATAGAATTGATCACTTGCTCCGTCCATCTCATCAAGAATAACTACTTTAAATTTCTCAGCGCCATCAAGAAGACTTATGGTAGAACACCATGTAGAGATCTTATCACGGATTACATCAACCGAGCTTTCATCGGATACATTGATATAAAGTGTTGGGAATGATTGTGCTAATACTTTTGCTAAAGAAGTTTTTCCTAATCCTGCCGAACCATAGAACAAATAGTTCTGATGTAATTCGCCATCTCCTAATGCTTGTCTGATTCTTAAAGGAAGAATCATCTGGTCCAAATTCTTTGGACGATACTTTTCTGTAAATAGTTGTGCCATGTAATTTATATACTTTAGGGTATACCTTAGTTCTTAATTTCTTAATATTGTTTTCTTAATAATTCAATTACGTCCCAAGCATCTTCAACTGCATTGTGTGTAACTATTTCAGGTAAACCTGCTCTGCTTTTACATTCCGATAAGTTAGGTAAAGAATTGTCTTTAGTCCAGTCAACGAATAAAACTGCAGGATCTATAACTCGTTGTTGGATACGAATAAGTTTTTTCCAATTAGGTAGTCTTTCAAGGAATAACTTATCAAATGTTCCGAAGTTTTTACCAGCCACTGTAATCACAACAGGTTTAGTTCTTAAGTTAACCATCGGCACTATTTTCCCACCAACTAATTTAACTTGTTGCCCAACGTTAATATCTTGAGTTCTTTCACTTGAGATTCCATTTAGATATAAGAATTGGAATATTGCTTCAGCAACTGCTTCTTCTTGTAAAAATTGCATACCTGTAAAATGAACCATGTCGTTTTTCTCATCTTGGTCAACTGCAGTCTGATAACTGTTAATCGTTTCGATTAAATCAGCATTCATATTAATTGCATACGGAGATCCAGAGATTCTATCTCTTAAGATTGCTATATGTAATTTTGGAATTTCATCAAACGGAAGTTTCTTTGATGTATCCTCTAAGATTATCCCAACGGATAAAATCTGGTCATTCTCTGAGTCAATTCCAGTAGTCTCGATATCTATGCTTAGATATTTCATATATGTATAGTTTTAAATTATATGCAAATATAAACAAAAAGTTCCGTAGTATTGCTACTACAGAACCAAAAGTTTTTAACAAATGTTTTATTTAGAATCCACCAGCTCCGCCGCCTTGGCCTGCTTGTATATCTTGTTGTTGTTTCATATAAGCAAGATCTTCAATTTCTTGTTTCTTATTTAATCTAGCGTTTTCTGTAATATCAGAAGGATCTAATTTAAGATATTTCTCAACTACAAATTGTGCATTAAAGTAAGGCACATCAACGTCCATTCCTGAAGCATCTTTACGTTTAATCATAATACCCATCATTTCAGTTACAAATTCAATTCTTTGCTTCATGATTTCCATTGTTTTTAATTCTTCGAAGATATTATCAGCGTTGAATTTTAAAGCAAGTGTAGATTTGAATAATTCGTCTTCAGCAAGTTCAGGGTGTAAAAGACCTATTTGAATAAATAAAGGCTTAAGAAGAACTTCTTGGAATACAGATCTTAAACGGTTAACGAATTTAGCAAAACGGATTTCATCACGATTTGTACTATCCGCGGACATACTGATATTACCTCCACCAGACTGTTGGTCAAAACGTGAGAACGGTATTTTAGAATCTTCTTGAAGTTTAACTTTAAAGTATCCAACGATATCATTATTACTAAGGTCATAACCTTCACCACCCATAACTGAGATATCTGGTTGCTCGCCATTCTTAGATGGGAACAGGTAGTTTTTGTAAAACTGCATAGATGGAGAACCATTTACTGAAAGTTCACCAGATTCATAGTTTAAATTAATGTCCTCTTTGTAGATTGACATCATTTCAGCTAATGATTCTTTCGCTTTCTGTGGAGATTTTGTACCAATTGGAACAACCATCTTCATACGGAATGATGAGTTCATGATATTCCAAATGATACGTGAGTTTTCCATTATACGTAACAAGTTGAAAGAACGAACTAATCTTTCTACATAAGATACACGAGAAGTAAAGTTACCTTTAGCATATGATATGTAAATAATCTGAGAGTCAAGAAGTACTCTTTTCATTGAAGGAATATCTTCGTACTGAACCCAAATCTTTTTATAATTTCCGTCTCCTGATTTTTCAACACCAGGTCTAAGTGATGTAGGGTCTAATTCTTTAAAACCTACAATGTTTTTCCCGTCCGGGTCAAAAATAATCTCAAAGGAAAGGAAACCGTCAATTAAAAATTGTCTAAAGTAACCCCAACCATCATGACCTTCATTAAAGTGAAAGTGAGAATAAATCTTTTTAAACTCTGTATTAATTTCGTTGCAGATATCATCAACCTTGTCTGGCGATAGTATTTCTTTTACCTTTGAAACGTCAGGACGAACAAAGTAATTTCCTTCATCATAAACAATTGCTTCATCAGAAAGCGTATCAAGAATAAATTCTATCTCACCATTCATTGCAAATTTACGTAAGTAATCTCTACGAGATTTGTAATCTTTATCAAAGAAGGCAATAAACTTCTTAGCTCCTACATCGGATAATGCAAGTGAGTATAAAAATTCTTCGGGCAAATAACCCTGATTTCCAAATTCTGCTTCAGTTACACCGACAGCCCTAGACTGTTTGATAACCATATCCTCGTACCTCATTCCAAGGTTTGCGAGGTTTTTCAGACTTTTAGATAACTGTCCGAAAATAGGATTGACTCCAACTCTATCGATAAAACCTGCCATATATGTTTAGTTTGTTTAGTTTATATATTCATTATCATCCACCGGGCGTTTTATACTTCTTTTGCGCCGTTAATGCCTTAGTGGAATCTTTATTATTAAGTTCACTCCTGTTTAATATCTCCATTCTTGACTTTGCATAAAGCTGATACACATAAGCAACTGCTTTACCTGCTAATTCACGCGGAACAAAATACGGAACCATCTCAAAATCTTCAACTTCAATTAAGACTGGGTTTTTAATTTGTGTGATATCATAATTTCTTACAGCAAAAGCTAATCCAATCTTAGAATTTTTATCAAAGTTACTAGCCATAAAAAACCAATTAGTAACCAACTTATTAATTACTTTCATAGAAGCTAGTCTATCATCGTCACTCATTTCATCTGCAATCTTGTATGCGTCTCCAAAGATTCGGTAAGCTGTATCTATAAACTGTGCTTTTGCTTTCTCTGGAAGGAAATTAAGGTTCACACCTTGAACTATGTGCATGCCTGATGATGGTGATATAAACTCTCCTATAATATAAACCATAGGACGTTTATCATAAAAATCTAATACATCGGCACCGTGCGGCATATACTGATATGTATAAATTCGGCCGGGCATAAAAAATTTAAGTTGTCTTGCCTTAAATCTTTCAGTTTGCTCAATGATCCAATAGTTTGTAAAAGGTTCTTTAAAGTACTTATCATTAAAGTATTGAAAAGATTCCTTGCGCAGCTGTTCTTTATCTTGAGCATCATCATAACGCTCCATGAATGTCTTTTTCATCGTGGTACTGCTTTAAATAAGAAATCTTCAGTTACGATGATAAATTTATAACCGATGGACTCAGCATGTATTTTTGCTGCTGAAAATTTTGCTGTGTTAATGATAAAAGTTTTAGCCGCATAGTTAAAACTTTTAAGTTTACTTGTAGTCTGTATGCCTTCATACACAGGGCGGAGTAAAGAAGCAGCTGGTTTAACTTCAACTAAATAGTCTTGTTCAACTTCGTCTTTAACTGCTCTCATATAAAAGTCTATATAATAATCATGAGTCTTTCCATCTATAGGACTAACATATTTAATAGGGAATGGTTCTGATGACCATTTTAATACGTTAGTAGAATCATCACAATACCTACAAAACTTATATTCCCATGAGGAGCGATAGATGATCTTTGTGGGATCACCTATATACTTCTCTGGGTTATTTAGTGTGTAATAGCCTTGGCGGAATTTGCTTTTAGCTGTAGGCTTGTTTGATTTTATATCAGATGCCATAGAAATTTTCGTTGTTAATAGAAACTTGGTCTAAAGAACTTAATGGGTGTAATTTCCTCCATCCTTTAGCAAACCCATTCTTCAACATTTGCGTGTAATACGCAAAAGGATATTTAGATTTCTCTGGATTGTAGCTTTTCCAATATCGGATAACATCCATCATCGCAAACGCAATACAATCTTTTCTATCTTCTTCATCTTTATATCGAAATTTCTTTGACATTTCTTTTGCCATTCTTTGAAAGATTTCGATAGCGCGTGGAGTTAATACTCCCTTTTCTAATGATAATAGAACTTCTTTTTTAAGTTCTTCGGGTTCTACGTAATTTGCCATTTATTTGTTGATTATGGTAGATGCTCCCTCTGCTTCGCTTTCAAGACTTTTTACGTATGTGTTTAATTCACCCATGCACTTATCAATAGATTCATGTGATAACGCAGAATTGTCTTTAACAAATAATTGTAGCTCTTCAAGGTTTGAGACGATTTCTTTTATACGCTCAGTTAACCTATCAATTACAGCCCCAACTTTATCAGGCGTATTCTCTCCGGTTTTTGGATTATTAGTTGCATCAATTTCAGAATTATATACACCAGTTTCAAATAGTTCTACAGGCACGATAAATGCTTTCTTAACTTTAAGTTTTGTATCACCATGAAGTATTTCGATAGAGTCTTCATCTCCACCTTTTGTAAAGTCTAAAGCATTAATCATAATCTCGGTATCAGGAACTAAACCAGCGCCTGCGCCGTTTACACCAATCTTACCTTTTACATACTGCTTGGCCTCTCGAACTCCAACCGATCCACCGTCTTGCTGAGTATTCAGCTCGAGGTCATTTCCCGGTTTAGCTTGAGAGGCCTTTTTAGTTACTTCTATTTCTGTTGGATCTACAATTGCTGTAGAGCCGTCTTCATATTGTATAGTTAGAGATCGGTCTGCTGTGTTAGTACCTGTTACTCTTGCTTTTTTTTTAAGTGCTCAACTTCATCGTCAACATTTGCACCAACGCCTTCAGCAATTGATGTATAGTCTCTAAGTTCTTGTTGTGCAGTAGCGTAAGATTCTTTAAGTGTAGCAATTTCTTCGTTGATTGCTTCATAGATGCTAGTCATTTCTTCAGATTCTCTAACCTCTTGGTTTTGGATTCCGTCGATTTTAGCTTTACGTGCTTCAAGATAATTTATGGCTTCAAGAATTTCTTCTTTCTTAGCCTCTAGAACTTTAATTTGTTTTTCATCTTTACTAAGTAAGTCTCCAAAAGATTCAGCTAAGTCGTAATTCATAAATTCTAATACTGCGTTACGAGATTGTACTCCATTACATTCAGCAATGAATACATTCTCTCCCATCATAGTGTCAAGTTTGTTCATGTGCATTTTATCTCCAGTACGGAATAAATCTACACGACGGTTAGGGTTTGAGTGCGAAAAGATTGATTTTACAAAGTCAAGCTCAAAGATAGTATCCCAGTTTTCAACAATTTTGTAAACTGCTGTAAGAACTTCTCTTTCCTCAACTCTGAAAATTCCTGAGTTTAAGTATACTTTTTCAAAATCAGCGTTAGTAACGGTTCTTCCGTTAATGTTTACGGTTGGGACTCCGTTTTCATCAATGATTTCTACTTTCTTATCACGAGAGAATATCTTAACAGTAGACTCTGTGATTTCAACATTAGGTTGTGTAAGGTAATTTGCTAACCACATGAAGTTTTCAGGAAGTGATTGCATTTCAGCTTCAGTTAATGTATTAACATCTTCACCTTCTTTAACAAATGCTTTACCATAAACAGTAAAGAATTCTTTTCCTTCATTAACATAAACAGGTGAATACACTTGTTTAAAGTAAGCATCTTTGCTGTTTGCTTTGATTTGGAAACCATTTGCAGATTCAGCAATTACATTATAAAGTTTTTTGATACCTGCATCAAAAGAAAACTTATTAAGTTGCTCCATAAGGTGAGCACGATTCGTAGCAGTTCTACGGTTTAGGTAGTTGTCAATTGGTTTTTCTAAACCAGACATAAGATACGAAGAGTTTGTACTATTAGCTTCAGCAACTGCTTTAAAGATTTTAATGTCTTCAGCATATTTTGCGGTGTTTGCTTTAAGTATTCCCAAATGTTCTTTAACGATTGGTGACCATTCAAACTGTGAAAGAGCTTCAACAGCGGTTTCAGCGGCAATCCACTCAGGAACTTCCTGAAGACGACGTAAATTCTCTATGATATAGCGAACAGATACGTGTTTTGATAAATCATCTTCTAGTACTGCATTGATTGCGTTACGAACTCCAAGGTTATTCATTCCTAAGATACGGCTTTCAACCGTAAGGAAATCTTGTGTAACAGTTTCATCAATACCACTAAGCGATTCAATCAATGAATTTGCTATAGTTTCTTCAATAATACTTCTTTGACTGTATGGTGATGTTGACACGATACTGCCTTTAAATTTGGCGATTGCTTCTGTGCAAACTTCACGAACATCTGATATTTGTGTTGCGCCAAGAAGAGTTTCTACTCTTTTCTTAAGATTTGACATTTTCTATTGATATTTTTAATCTATACTATATATTCACCTTCTTCAATACATTTTTATCATTGTATTTCAAAGATAGCAATTTGTGGCTCAAGCGTATATTCTCCATCTGTGACTAGTAAAGAAGGCGCAAGATCCAATTCAACTCGATTATTTCCAGGATCTGGTGTTATAATTTTTGTTCCTATTGTCACACCTGGCCCATTTACCGTGCTATCAAAATTAACACCAAGCGAAACCATTTCAGAAACGGATGGAACAAGATTTGATATTTGAAACGGGGTAACTTGTGGGTCAGTGTCACCTGTGAATTTTTGTGCAGTTTGTATAATTTGATATTGTGTATCGTCAACTGCGTTTTCAATTTTTATTTCTATTGAATGTTGTGGCGTGGTATCAAAACCAGAGCCAGCATTATGTATTGTAAACCCAACTACTCTACCTTCTGCTACGTTTGCTGAAATGTTTGGGGCAACAAACGGTGGTACACCAGGTGGCGGCTGAATTAGAGGAGAAACTTGAACTGTTGCATTATTTGAATAACCGTAGCCTCCGTTAAATAATATGATTCGTTCAACTTCACCATTTGCATTAATGATAGCTCTAATTTTTGCACCTTTTCCTGTTGCATCTATAACAGTAGCACGAATGGGATCGTTAGCAATTACTTTAGTGTTAGTACCGAAGAACGGTAAATTCCAGTCGTAAGCTCCATTGTTTTCAACGGACCTTGCTATCATTGTCCAATCTTGAACGCCATTAAATCTGTAATACAAGTTAACTCTTAAGATAGCTCCACCATTAGTCCATCTTATCGGCATTGTTGAGCCAGACAAATACGTACCATTTGGTGTAGGATATGTAAATTCAAATACAACTGGCGGGTTCTCATTAATAATATCTATAGCAGATCCAGGACCAGCTGTAGATGTCATACGGTTAGCGTTGTTTCTTTCCGCTGTTGGATCTGTTACTGGTAAGTATGTTTCTACTGATAATGTAAATGATATTTCAATTTTATTCTCAGTCTGATACGTAAACTCAAATGTTTTATCTATTCCGTAGTCTTCAGGAAATCCTACTTGACATGGAACTCTAAATCCTTTAAAACCAACTGAATAAACTTGTGTCTTATAAAAAGTTTCAATAATTGCTTGTTGAATTTTAAAAGCATCAAGATTTGTATCAGTTTCAATCTTAACATCAAATCCCATAGTTAATGGGATAGAATTAATAAATGAATTGAAAGTCTGTAACTGCCCATTCACTTCTTTTGTGTAACTACCACGAACGAATCTATGGGTCATTGCTGAAGTGTTAATGGCATTTGATGTGAGTGTAACAATTCCTCTTGGTATAACATCATAATTACCGTCAGCATGCTTTGGGTGTAAGCAGTCATTCCATTCTAAAAAGAAATCTTGAAGAAATCTTTCGTCGCCTGTCATGCTATAAAAGAAAGGCACTGTAACTTGGTCTATTGAGTTATCTCCTAAAACGTTGTCATATTGGACTACCGTATTAAGAAGATTAACAAGACCAACGATTACAGCTCTTGAGTGTACGTTATCTGTGTTATGTTTATGAAGAAATTGTCCCATACTTTATATATCATCCTATTTTTTCCACCAATAAGTGGGAGAAACCGTTGTTCTTTTCAATTTCCAATTTATAATCAAATATCTCAGTTGGTAATTGACTATGATTAATAACAAATATGTTTAAGTTAAGTTCTCTACAAGTTTTATGAAGAACTTTTAAGATATGATAAATTCCGTCAGAATCAATTGAAGAAAAGATTTCATCAAGAAAAGTAAGGTTAAGACCTGCGAACCTAATCTTCATTAAACGTATTAAAGCAATCAGCGTAGCAAAATCTATTTTCTTTCTTTCACCCGTACTTAATTGGTCTGGAGAAATCTTAAATCCTAAATGTTGAATATCCACGTCAAACTCTTCATTAAAAGTTACACGATAATCCATGTTTAAGTCAACCATTACTTTTCGGATCTCTGCGTTTAATAAAGGAACGATTCTTTTTAATGCAGATAGCTTAACACCTTTATCTCCAAAGATTTCTTCAACGATTTTAAAGAAGTTTCCTTTTTTCTCTTCTTCACTCTTTTTAACTAAAGCAGTTTGTTTTTTAGCATTGGTATCAGTAATAAGATTTTCTAAAGATTGCGTTTGAGCATCATTAATATTACCAGTGTTTAGTTTAGCTAGTTCATTTCTTAAAGAACTTAATTGTGTATCTGCTGCTACCTTTTTAGTATTTACATCAGAATACATTGAACGAATCTTAGTTTTCTTTTCAGTTAATTCATCTTGCTTTATTTTAATGTCAGCCATTAATTTTTTTGTAAGATCATTCTTTTCAAGAAAATCATGCAGCATAGTTTTATGAGACTCATCAGTTAAATCAGTTTCACAAGATGGGCACTTACCACTTTCAAATAAATGTATCTTTTGAGTACATATACTTGTGTCTGTTCTGTATTCACTCATCTTAGAAGATAATGTATTTAAGATATCTTGAATCTCTCTTTCTTTTGCTCCAATCTCAAGTAGACGTGCATTTGCTTTTGTAATGAAATCTTGAAACTGTAAGATTTTAGTTTGCAGCTCTAACCGTCTTTCCTCACCAACAGTTATCAGTTTTTCATTTAAGCTGTCAAGTTCTGCGTTTGTGTCCTTTATACTTCTTTCCAATACAGAGATTTCAGTGGAAACGTTGTCAAGATAATCTTTAAGAAGTTTAAGTTTCATTTTTACTTTCCACTTAATTCTTCCAATGATTTCTAATCCAAATAGTCTATCAATGATTTGACGTTTATCATTCACACCCATACTAATGAAACTCTTAAAATCATTAATGGATAAAGAAATCATATTGTTGAAAACATAAAAAGGTATTCCTAAGATTTCTTCTTCAATGTATTCTTGTACGTTTTTCTTTCCAGCTTGGTCATACTCAACTCCGTTAATTGCAAGTTTGAAAATACCGGGTCTAAGGCCACGTTCAATTGTGGCAATCACACCTGGGGTTTTCTCAATAACAATTTTGACTTTCATGTTACCATTAAATCTGTTAGGAAGATCGCCCATCTTTTTACTATCAACTCTGCCATATAGACCAAACTTAATTACATCAGATATAGTTGACTTACCTGCGCCGTTACTTCCAACTATAAGATAAAAGTTACCTTGTGTTTCATCAAATACTATTTCCTGTGGTTTATTTCCGTATGAACCGAAATTTTGCCATGTTATTGACTTAATCTTCATATGATCGCTTTTCTTCAATTTCAACAAGTGCTTCTTGATAAAGCCTTGCACTTACATTTTTTAATGACTGCTTAACGTTTTCAGAATACGGTAACGAATCTATGTGTTTGTCAATTAAGTTAGATAAATTGATTTCTTCATAAGCTCCAATAATTTCACCGTCTTCTGTTGTGACATCTTCATCACTTGCAGTTATGATAGGGTTTATTTTGCGGTACCCTGTAAACTTATCAGCAAATATACCGAAAGGAAACTTTAAGGACCACTGAGGTGTTACCATGATATCTACATAATTGTTTTGAAACAACTTTTGAAGTTTCTCAATAGGTTGCTCTAAAACCCAATCAAGTTTGTACTTGACAAATTTTGGAGAATGATCATTAATAAAACTAACTTCCTCATCAGTTTCTAAATCCAACCTCCATAAAGATTTTATGTTACTGCTATCAGAACGGGTAAGTTCATAAGGGCAACCAAGCATTCTAACGTTTTTGTATTTTTGAGCATAATGAATATGACCAGAATAAACTCTATGAAAGTGCGCAAATTTGTCAGGATCACTTCCTTCTTCAATCTTTACAAATTTATTAAAAGACATTCCTTTAATATCTGTATGGCAAAACATGATTTCTGCTTTGTACTCAGGAAGTGTAACGATTTCAGCAAATTCTTCAGGACTATCCACCCACGGCATAAACAAAACTTTACGTGGCCCAAGTTGAGCTACTGTCGGCTTTTCAAATATATGAATGTCTGGTATATGTTTAAATACTTTCAATGAATTAATGTCATTAGAGTATTTCATGAAGATGTCGTGATTACCAATGATCATATAGATAGGCATGATCTTAGTAATCTCTTCAAATATAGACATTCCTTTATTCAGTACATAAAGATTAATTGACTGTCTTGAGTCAAACACATCTCCACAATGAACAAGAACGTCACCAGGTTGGTATTCTCTTTTTATGATAGGAATAAAATGGTTCATGAAGTAATCTTCAATCGTATCCATCCATTCCCTAGAATTTGTTCTAACTCCTAAGTGTGTATCAGAGATTAGCCAGATTCTTTTAGCATCGATTTTTAGCATACATTAAAATAATCGTTTAATATTCTTTTTACGAAAGATGTCGTATTTGCCATCTAATTCTTTAAGTAACGCTTCTTTGTATGTTGGGGCAAGTTCTTCGTATAATAAATCGTATGATATGCTCATAAACTCTGCAACCGCAACAAACTTTTCTACTGCTGCCATTCCTTTTGAGTTTTTTAAGTTATCATCAAAGTAATAATAGATACGAGCCACATCACTACGAACTACTTTTTTGTTTTTAGAATAGTCTTCATAGAAGTCAGATGCTTGAAAGATTTC